GCTGCTGCTTCTGGTTAAGCTCGCCGAGCTTGGCGTCACGCAGTTGCTTCAACTGGTTACGCTGCTCCTGGAGCTTCATTGCTTCGGTGAAATTGTTGTCAATCGCGGCATTCCAATCGACTTTCATAAATGCTTCAAGCCGCGAATCGATCATGCGCAATTCCGCTATATCGGCCATGATCGAGCCTTGAAATTCTGCCTGCGCCTGCTGCAATTGAGCATTGGCGACCAGCGCGTCACGCACCCGGGCGATCTGCTCGGTCTTCTGCGAATAGTCGCGCGCCTTGGCAAGCTCGGCCCGGATCGTTTCCTTGCCTATAATCTTGTGCGTTTTGCCTTCGTACTCATACTCGAACTCAGGCTCTGGCTCGGCTGGTTGGCCCGGTGCGGTCTCCTGCTCTGGCGCTGCCTCAGCAAGCTCAGCTTGCGCCTCTGGTGCCGGGATAGCCGCAGGTTCGGGTATGTCAAGCTTTGGCGGTGGCGGGTCTAGTGCGAATGCATCGCCTAACGCCGATTCGAGTTTGCTTTCGTCATCCATATAGTCTCTCTAGGCCGTGAATAGCCGGAAGCGGCGATTTTTCTCTTCCGCCTCCAACTTCAGTTGATGGTCGGCAACCGCTCCGTCCTTGATGACCCGCTCCCAGTGCTGGCGCAGATCGACCATGAGTCCGAGCAGTTGCTTGCCGCGAATCGTTCCTTCGTCGGTCTTGGCGGCAATCATCGCTGCCGTAATCTTCGTTTGCAGGACCGCCCAGGCTTCATCCCATAGCGGATCTTTCAGAAACAACTCCGCTCGTTGCGCGCGGGCTATTGCTTCGTTTGCATTCATTCGTGCAGGCCCTTACATGAGAAGCAGTATCGTTTCGTCGTCTTCGTCGGTGTCGGCATCCAATCCGGCCGCAAGCTCATGCAATGCGCGCAGTATTTCGGGTTGACTCTGTGCCCAGTTCTCACGCGCAAGATCAGCGGCAACCTGTGCATAAGGCTGCGCCTGCATTTGCGGCGAGAGCAGGCCAAAATCCGCCGGAACGATGATCGGCTCGACTGCGGCCTTGGGTGCCAGCTTAGCCTCACGTCGCGCAGACGGAGGGGCTTCCTGCTGTGCCTTTTTCCGGCGCAATAAGCGCAACAGATGGGCGTGCAACTCATCGTCGGTAAGGAGCAACAGCCGACCGTCGATCAGGTAACGCTTGCGCTTGGCCCCCTCGGGCCTGCCCCCACGACGGGCAACGTGGCCGACGTCAGGAGTGACAACAACGGGCGGGGTCACGGCGCCGGCACTACCCCACCCTTGAAAATTGGCTGCCCAACCTTGCCAGTTGAGCATCGCCATGTTTAGACCTTACGCCACTCGTCTGTGCCGACGGCCCCCGTGCCTTGGATGACGGTGTCATTCACATGCTGGATATTCGCATCCACGCTGCTCGCGACAGTGAACGTGAGGCTATCGGTCTTGGCTTTGATCGCACCCACATCGGACGCGGTCAATCCGGTCACACTACCGACCGCGCCGGTAACGGAGCCGACGCTGCCGCTCAAATTGCCGGTAATATTCGCGGTCAATGCGGTTGTAATACTCGTGGCTGCGTTCGCCCCAGCAATGAACAGCCCACCGGCTGCACCGGCCGTTGCAGAGGGCAGGAAATCGGTCTTGGTCTTGATGGCGCCCACATCCGAGGCTGTCAGGCCAGTCACGCTCCCCACGGCGCCTGTGACCGATCCTACGGTCCCGGTGACCGATGCAATGGTCACGTCCGCAGCGACCTTGGCATCCGTGATGGCATCCGCCGCGATGGCCGTTGCGGTGAGCACATTCGCGGCCATCGCCCCCACGCTGGCATCGATCCGCCCGCCGACGAGCGCAGCGGGAAGCCGGGCCTGGATATCATTGGTGTCGGCCATAATGTCGCCGGCAGTCTGCACGGTGCCGCCAACCTTGGTCACGTTAACCGGCTGATCGACCACATACCCCGGCGCCGCCGCAACGAACAAGGCGTCATAGACCGCTTCCTCGACCACAAAGAACTTGTCGAACACGGGTAGCGCGCCAGACACTACAACGGATACTTCCATCTCGCCCACTGTTGCCGTGTCGGTCGCATCAAAGGTGACGCCATAGACGCCATTGACCCGATGAGTGCCGCCGCCCGAGTTCTTGTTCGCCGAGGCCGCGCCATTGACCACGAGCTTGATATCGGTATTGGCGATCGTCAGGCCGGTCTCGGTTGTCTTGAAGTCCGTGTCGTCAATGAACGGCCCGATAGCCCGCGATTGCGATGCGGTCGATTGGCGCAGGAATCCGGGCATCTAAGCGGCTTGTTGATGTTGTTGCGCGTAATAAAGCCAAGGCTCGCCGGCAGCCGCAGCCGCCGCGACCGTCTCATTGACGAACAGCCCAGAACCCGTCTGATACTGCTTGGTCGCGGTCTCGTTGTCGTACTGGCCTGCCTCGGTCTGATATTGTCGGCTCATGACAGTGTTACCACCGGATCAACGTACACGGTATAGCTCGCCTTCGCCACGTAGACGGTCACATAGACCGGCCCCTTCATCTGCGGGGTAAAACTGACGCTCATCTTCTGCTTGTTTGGATTCGTCATCCCTGTCGTCATCCATGTCACGCTACTCGACGCGACGTTGGCCGGCGTCGCAAGTACGTTTGCCATTGCGGAACTGGCGATAGCACCAAGCGGCGTAGCAATGGACGACGGATAGCGCACCTCGATCCAGATTTCGTTATCTTTCAGAGCAGTCACGCTGTCATGCAGGAGTTCAACCGTAGCGGTGACGGATGACCCGACCGTATCGTTCCAGATTGTAATTTTCCCTGTTTCTAAGCTTGAGACAGGAAAGAACACACCAGCACTGGCATTGCTAGCCATCTTCCAAGATAGCGATGTCGTGCCGTCTGATGCCCCGCCTGTTCTTACCAGCGTTGTCTCGCTTGTGATAAGTCCGTAGAACGTCTTGCGTTGGTAAATATAATTTGTTGCCCCGCTGTCACAATTGATCATTTCATACACAGACCCATTGCCCGGTGTAGACGAATTCAATTGTCCAGACCAGCTTGCGGGGAGCTTACAGGCGACAAAAGATACGTTGTTGTTTGCGGACGAATCGGCCGCGAGATTTATCGCAGCATTTGCATTTGTCAGATCAAGACCATAGACACGAACCTTATTCGCACTGCCAGTCCCAACCAAAAACGCAGTCGGCGACGTTCCGCCAGAAAGCAAAGAACCGCCTTCAATATCCAGATACATAATCGCACCCGCTACCTCGAAACCCTGCGCAGCAGCAGCAAACTTAAAGCCACAATTGCGCAAAAGAACGCTGCGATTGCTTGAAGTGGTAGTTATTCTTGATGCGGTTCCAGTACTTGCTAACTGAAAATTACAACTCTCAAACTCTGCTCGCCCAGCCGCAGCCAAAGCAATAGTTGCTGTTCCGCTTGCCCCACTACCGGCAATTATCGAAAACCCATAACCATAAAATTGACCTGCGGCACCAATCGTGATGTTGCTATTGCCGGTCGTCGTGATCGTTGCGGCCGTTGCTAAGGCTGTCGGCGGTTCAGCCGCATCATCTCCACACAAAATACGTAATGATGTGGCATTCCAACTTGGAGCGATCGCTGCCGCCGTTGTTTCAGCATGAGCTTGCGATAACCATACCGTATCGCCGCCTGCATCAATCGCCGCCGCCCCAACAATGTCAGCTTTGGCGAGGGCCCACGTTGCGCCGGAATCGGCGTTGTTACCATCAGTCGAGCGAACGTAAATATTTGCCATTTTACTGTCCGACCGCCGCTAGGACGCCAACCCAGAAATCATGCTGCGGAGTCAGCTTTGTAGATTTGAGCGAGTTGTACTGCGTCGTCGTCATTCCAAATGCGGTGCGTACTTGAAGATCAGTCAAGTCGCCAGCATTGATCCGCTCGATAATCCAATACGCGCGCATGGCGGCCAACACTTGATTTGCATCTTTGTACTCAGAGCGAAAACGATCAGCGAATTCCGCTCCGGTCTGGTAAAGAAGAGGTAACGGAGTCGCGTCTGTATTGACCTTAATGAGGTACTCAGCCTCAGCGATTGCCAGAGCGATCTTCGGCGCCCGCGCCGTCATGATTGCCGTGTAGTCCGCACCAGCAGCGGCGAGGTAATCGACAATGTGCGCAATACTGACGTTATCGGTATGCGTCTCGCGCACCCATGCTCGGCCGTCATTCTGGGCTTGCGACACGGCGAAAACGGATGAAACGATCGACATCTAAATGCTTCCTCGATCGTCGTTCACTGCAATCCTGTGACGCGCCCATCCGGCCCACGTGCGACCTTTTGCGTCGCTCCATTCGCGCTCTTGATCCCGATCGCCCGCCCATCCGGTCCGCGCACGATCTCTTTCGGCCCTGCCATGTTCTGCACCTGTCCCACCACGTTCTCAAGCGCGGCTATGATCTTCTCCGCTGCCCCGCCATACGCTTCACGCAATTCTTGCTGCAGCACAGCCACGCCATCCCCAACGCCCTGCTTGAGGCGTTCTATTTCCAAAGCATTCGCGGCCCTGATATTCGCCACCATGATCTGAGTCTGCTGCTCGCGCTCATGTTTGGCCGCATCGGCCTGCATCTGCATCTGGAATTTCTCGACCTCTAGCTGGCGTGCAAGCTCGGCCTTGTGCTGCTGGGTGGCAACATCGGCCTGCGCCTGCGCCAGTTCGATCTCTTTCTGTGCTGCAGCCCGGGCCATCTCCACCTGCTGCTCGAACTGCGCCTTGCCCTGCGCGATCGTTTGATCCGATTGCGCCTTGATCTGCGCGACCTTTTCCTCCGGGCTCGGCTGCTGCGGTGGGGGTGCCGATTCCATTTCGGGCTTGCCGTCCTGGCCGATTACCGGCTGGCCCGTCTGGGGATCAATCTTGGGCTGCTGTTGCGGTGGAGTGTAAAACTCCTCAGCATTCTTGAATCCGGCAGCCACAGCAAGCTTGGACAGCGTGTTGTAGATGTTCAGGGGCGTCACCAGACCCAACGGCATCGCCTGCTGCTGAGACTGCCCGATCAGCATCAGATTTTGAATCTGCTGCTGGCCCGTATTGGCACCCAGGCCGACACTGATGGACAGGTCCGTGCGGCGCACCCATTGACGCGGATCGACCGTCACCCACTTATTACGCAGCCGGACCACTTCTGCCTTGCGCGCGTGCTTGAGCGTTAGCGCGTGAACAATGCGGAACAAGTCCCGCACCAATGTCTCGGCAATCGTGCGCGCGATCATCTCCAGGCGCATCTGCGATTGATTCATCTGCAGCATCTGGCCGCGATAGGTATCGCTTGCCAGCGATTCCGAGTCCAGTCCCTGCGCCGTCTTGGTGTACCCCGTGCGGTTCTCGCGCACCGTGTCAAGATATTCAAGCGCCTGGAGCGCGCCGGCGCCGGTATCGGGCACAACTAGCGGCATGACCACTTCATTCGGGTTACCTATCACCCGCTTGACACCACCTGCAACAGACTTCAGGAAATCGTCCAGCGCGGGAACCTTGTCGATATCGATGACCTTCTCTGCATTGTTCTGCAGATAGCGATTATCGAGATACGAACGCAGGAGAACTGTCTTGATTTGCGCCAAGTCCTTGATCAGGTCGTAGACCGAGATGCCTAGATGCTTGTGCGGCATCAGTACCGACGTGCCGCAGGCGAGCTCAACGAGGTCGTGTTCCTTGTCGTATAGGAACGTATTCCCGACGTGACACACTCGCCGCAACTCGGCTATGCCATCACCGTCCTTGTCAACACGGATATAGGTTTCCTTGTACAACACCATTCGCCGCGATGGATCAGCGGTTGGGTCTTCCCAGGTCGCAAACGCTCCGGTGCCCACGCGCTGCCGAGCGCTATCTTCAAGCCCACCCGACGAGTCGTCATCGTCTTCGATGTCGTCCTTGACCTTGTAGCCCATCTCACGCAAGTAGGACAGCGATACCCGCGTGCGATGCTGCACAAAATCACAGTCCTGCAGGCAGGGACCGGTAGCGCGCTGACTTATCCTGATCTCATCCGGTGGAACGGGCTTGATTTCGACGTATTCGGTCGGTCGTGCCCGCTGCACGGTTACATCGTGCAGCATGGCCAGGGCAGGTAGCCCCGGCTGTGCCTGTGGCAGGAGAGGGCCGCCAGAGGCAACCGGACTAGCCGGGGCTACCTGTGCGTAAGGATCGGGATACTCGGAATGCTCGACGACCTTGACATCGCGGTCTTGCATGAGCAGGGCCAACTCATCGTCGGTCTGGCCCTTGTAGGACTCCAGGATAACGTCCTGGCGCACACGCCAACCGCATTTGACATAGCCATTGCGCAACAACAGCGCATCCTTCACTGCCGCATTGAGCACCAGAAAGCCATTGTTGCGCTCAAGCGCAATGAAATTGACGTAATCGGTCTCCTGCTGCGCCGCATCCTCATCCTCAGGTCCACGAGGATCAAAACGCACGATCTCATCGCCAGCTACGAACGGCTTCAGCACGTTCGCCAGCACACCCTCGACTACATCGGAGACATCCCGGCTTATGACTTGGCTGCGCCCAGTCAGCTCATCGCCGTAGGGCTTGCCTAAATAGCGGTCGATAGCATCCGCGCGATCGGATGCCACCTCGGTGGATTCGGGGCCGATGCTGTCGGCCTCTGCGGCTTGGATGGCGGCGTAAACTTGCTCATCCGATAGACGCGGCATCTAAAAGAACAGCACGGTAAGCGCGGTGACAAACCCACTTGCAGCGGTCAGCACAAAGCTCGCGGGCGGGCTAGCGGGGAATGTTAATACACTTGGCTTGGTAAGAGACAAGGCAATGCCTGTATCGCCCGTCACACCCTTAAGCGTGAGTGCCACGGCATTAGCCGTATCGGGGATGATGATGCAACCTGTGGGCGTCGGTACGCCCGTACCAGTAGGTAGAGTGACGGTGTTAGCTCCGCTGGCAGGCGTGAATACCTGCTTTTGATAGCACGCGGCAGCCGAAGTGATATAGAGCGGGCCGACGTTCTCAGAACCCGAGGGCTCGCTTGTTATCGTGCCATCAATGCGAATGGTTGCGGTCGCTGCCATCAGTATCCTCTTCCCCTTACTTGCTCATACAACGCGCGCTTTTCCTCATTCATTTCGGGCGATCCAGCGAGCGACCAAGCCTCAGCAGCACTCAATCCATTACGTTTTGCATATCGCAGAGCACGCATGACAGCCAGAGCACGATCCGCCTTCTCCAACTGCTCAGCAGTAAGCTCGGGCGCGCCATAACCACATTCAGGACACACATCAAAGCTCATACAATTCCCCTGTTGCTGTAATTAATCGGCTTTAGATCTTGCCGCACCGCCTTGCGCGCACCTTCACAGGCATAGCGCAACGCATCGATGCAATGATTGTGCTTGTCCTCAAGCAGCGGCAATACCTTGCCCGTAAGCGGGTCCTGCTTGTACGAATACAGAGTCAGCTCGTCAATCACATGCCGACAACGCGGATGCACGACAATGTCAAACGTCTGCAGGAAGGCCACGCCTTCTTCGAGACTGCGCGCCCCCTTGATCGCCGCGTTGATCTTGGGATACCCGTGCTTCTGCATGTAACTGATCGTTTCAGGGCGTGCGCTATCAGCCGTGATGAAAAAGCGCCGGCTTTCCGGTACGCGGTCGAACAGATCAGGTAATTGATCGATCTCGCAGCCGATCATGTGCGCCTCGTGATCCACGTACAGGCGCCTGCCATCAATCGAACAGCGCACCAGCACCGAGGGATCAATCGCATAGCCCCAGTCCGCGCCCAGTCGGAAGATCGTACCGGGCGGCCTCTCCTCGAACTCCTCGATCTTCCAATTGCGGAATACCCGCGCCTCTGACTTACGCTGATACTGGCCGAGCCATACCCAGGCATATTTCTCCGGATCGCGTGCCCGATCCCATACCATGTCCTTACGCAGGCCATCCGGAAACCAAGGATTGTCTTCGTAGGTAACATGCACGCAGACGCTATCGGGCGGTTCGGCCGCAAAGAATGCGTCTACAGGGTCTTCCGGACTATTCGGATTCCAGCTAAACCACAGTTCCGACTCAGGCACCCGAAACAGGGTCGGGCGTAACAGGTCCAGGCTGCGCTGACTTAGCGTCTGGGCTTCCTCAACCCAGCCGATGCGGTAGCCCTCGAGCGACTTGATTGACTCCGCGTTGTGATTCTGCATGCCCTCGAAGATGATCCGTCCACCCAAGTCCGAGGTAATGACGCGCTCTTGAACATTGAAGCGCGAGGCGAGCCCAAGCTGGTCTATCTTGATCTCAAGCAGCTTCTTGACCGACTGGTCAAGCGTGCGCTGGATTTCCCGGATACAGACGATATCGCTCTTCTGCGCCAGCGCTTCCTCGACGGCAAGCTCGGCAAAGAAGTGCGACTTTGCTGATCCCCGCCCGCCCTTGGCACCCTTGTACCGCGCCGGCCTGCATAGCGCGGCAAAAGCTCTAGCGGTCGGTATTCTTAGGGTCGATGATGACCCGCTCGACTCGGGCAAGTACCCTCAATGGATTGTCTTCTTCGGTCCCGCCCACAATGGCCTGCGCTGGCTTGCCTTCAAGCCTGTCCCCGAGTTCCTTGAGCGCAGCAAGATCGCCCTCCAAGCACTTATCGAGGAGGGTGTCGGCTAGCCGATTAAGGTCGCGGCCCCCGTCCTCAGCTCGACGTGCTAGAGCGCGCTTGATGGCGTCCGTCCAGACCTTCGGCTTGACTGCGTTTTGGTTTCCACTAGGCGCACCAGCCATCGAAATCAATTGCTAAGTCCTTGTTAGCAATGCGTTGTGCTTGTCCACAATATCCTGCATGATTTCCTTGGCGTTAGGCACAGTAAACGCTATTGCCATGAACGGATTGGCCGCGCCAATGTTCACCAAAGCAGGCGGCACCGCGTCATGCTGCGGGCGGATCTTGACCATGCCATCCTCGACTACGGTCTCCCATGGCACGCCCAGATGATCCAGCTCACCCGCCTTTGCCATCATGCGCCTCGTTTTCCTTGCGCCCTGCGCTTCACGCTATAGGCGATCGCCACGGCCTGCTTAGGCGGCTTGCCCGCAGCAATCTCCCGTTTGATATTAGTCTTGAATGCAGCCTTCGACTTCGACTTGACCAGTGGCATGCGATTTCCTCCTAACCTGTAAGGCAGCCGGCGAATGGACATGAAAATAGCCGCACTTGGCGGCCTTTAGCTACCTTCGGGGAAAGTTCCCCCTACCCCCAATAGGATAGTAGGTCAGCGGTTGAATGCAAGAGGTCATGCACACCACCGGAAGAAGCTGATTTTCTCTGTCTTGAGGACTTCGGCTGCCATCTCGCCCAATGCCCTATCCGGTCCTGCTGCAATAAAGCGAATGAACTCTTCGCGCAAATCGTCCTCAGCCCCGTGCGCGAGCTCGTCATCGCCTTTCATTGCCTCAATCGCCGCGACCCGTTTGCGTATGCCGTTTAGTGTCACCTCAGCCCCCTATGCGTATACCTCGGCCCATCGAGCACCCGTACGGCATAGCCGAATATACGTAGTAGGGGCTCGAAGCTCGGACGCGGCTGGGCACTGAACGGCACGGCAATGGCGATGCGGTAATAGAGACGCCCATGCCGGCCGGTATCCTGACGCTCGAGCAGGCCCTGATCCTCAAGATCAACAAGGAGCTTTCTGACCGAATCATGGTCTGGCGGGGTAAAGTCGAGCAGGCTTATGACCGCACCCACAGGCATGCCGGATAGCCGCCTACGGGCTGCCTGCTTGATGTGGCTGGTCGTGCTCATGCCACCGCGGCCAGCCTGGGCCGTTCTGATGCCCTCTGCTGCGCTTGTTTCAGGTCGGCCAGCGCGCGCAGGGCCTCGCGCACAGTCAGCTCGCCCATGTCCCTACGCTGCAGGTATTGACCGCGCAGGACAATGTACTGGCGCTTGCCGTAGCAGTTGCCAGTTGTCCGGCAACGATCGAGCCAAATCTGGAACAGATCATTCGTGGCAAATGCCCGCTCCAAATTGTAACCGTGGGCCTCCTCGGCCTCGAATTGGTCATAGTTCTTATCCCGCTCAATCAGGCCCTCAAGCAGCGGATACTGCGGCATGTTCTGCAATGCCCGAACATCGGCCAGCAACCATTGCCCCGGATAGCCTATTGACAGCTGCAGGTCCCAGCACCAGCGCGCCCAGTTCTCGCAATCGTCGTGCTCCTCGCCCAGGATTCTCATGCGCCAGCCTTATCTAGTGCCGCAAGTCTGCGATCAGCGGCGTCTGCCTCATCCGCCAATATTCGCGCTTGTTCGTCCAACGCCTGGGCCGCCAAAGGCGCGATGTCCATAATTCCGCGTGAGAACGCATACAGCCATGGTGCCTGCTGGCGGATAACGCCAATTTCAGCGACCGCCAAATCGCGGTAGGTATCGCTCATTTCGCTCTCAACTTCGCCAGCATGGCCTTGACGTGCTCGGGTATC